AATCCTGCTGTATGTACTACACTAAGATATGTACCATCAGTTCCAAGGTCATCATTTAATACTTTATGTGCTGTAAACATTACTTCTTTGGAATAGTTATACATAACACCAAAGTCAACACGATCATCTTTTGCTAATCCTGTATTTTTGTCGTCCCATACTTCAACGCCGAAGCCTACTGGAATTCCGTATCTACGTAATACTTGTGAACCTAAAGCAATACCTTGTTGATTTAAATTACTATCAGTAATATTATCTTTATGTCCAATTTGCATATATGATAGTTCTGCAAAGCCTGCTAAACTTACTGTACCGCCTAGGTACACTGTGCTTGCTTCTGCATCATAGCCTACACTAAATCCATACGGTGTTTCACGTTGCAGTCTATGTTGATCAAAATCAAATTCGTTATTGTTATTCCAGCCTCCAAATGTAAGTACAATTTTTTCATTGTGATCGATTCTACTATTAGCTTCTGTAATAATAAGTGGTAATCCAATTTTTGATGTCTTGGCAAATCCTAAACGCTGGGCATCTGTTTCGCCTATATAAAGTCTAGTATTTCCTAAACCAACGCCAATTTGTTTTTCAACAATTGTGTTATTTAATGTCGTATCTAATGAATATTGAGAATCAAACCGTGTGCTTGCTCCTGCCCAATCAATAGGCCCATCGATGTCAGATTGAACTCCTACAAACACTTCTGCTCGTGTATCAAAATCTGAATCATAAGTATCCGGGTCATAGAATACTTCAATATTACCGTTAACAAACATTCCTGTTGGTAACGCTGGTGCTGACTTTTCTAAATCAGCAACTCTTTCTTCAAGAGTTTTTGTGTCTGCAAATGCCTGAAATGATATCAAAGCGAAAAGAGCAGACATAATAACTAAAGTCCGTTTCATTTTTATTTTCCTTTCGAAAATAGTTGGGGTTATTGTAGCCGTATTTAGTAACTACAAAAAAAAGATCAAAAAAATAGGACCCGAAGGTCCTATTTCCCAGTTTATAAAAAACTTAACTTACTGGAAGCTAACTGCACTGTTAGTGATATCAACTTTCCCTAAGTAGTCAGCTGCGTTACCAAGAGACGATGCTGTGTTGTTTAACTCAACATATCCGTATCTTGTCATGAAGCTTACTGTAGGTTCGAATGTACCTGGATCAAGTACAACGCCTGAAGACATAAGTGGAATGTATGGACAATAGAATGCTGCCGCATCTGATTCACTTGAGCCTTTATAACCGATTAGCACTGGGCTGTTATCGGCAGCATATGTGTTAACATATACTTTCATTGCGTTGTTCAATGTACCAACCATTTTAGTGTTAGTTGGTGCTTCGAAAGTACCTTCAGTTGTACGAGCGAACGCTGAAGTTGTTGCTGATTGTAGGATTGTTAACGCGAATGGCGAAACAACTGCCCAGTTACCAGCACCACGTCTTGTACGCTGTGCAATTAAGTTACTAACTCTGTTGATTTGAACTGCAAGTGCTGCATGTTCGTCGCCAACAAAAGTAGCTGTACCACTTACTGCTGATTGGTCATAAGTTTCAGCTGCTGAACCAGCAAGTGAACTTAAAGAAGCTAACACTTCTTGATCAATTTCAGCGGTAATTTCTTGTGCTAAAGCAGCCATAATTTCTGCTTCTACATCGATACCGTGTTGTGACTGAGCATCTTGAGCTGCTTCAAAAGTCCAACGAGCACTCAACTTACGAGTTTTCGCTTCAACTGTTTGTTTCAAGATTTGGATGCTTAGTCTGTTACCCGCCGCACCTTCTAAAGCTGCTGTTGAAGCTGCTTTATCATCTGCTGCTGCGCCTGAATAACCTTCAGCGATTTTGAATGGGCTTAGAGCCTCATCGCCTGCTGCTGTGTCTGTTCCGTTGGTGCTGTTAAAAGCATCTGCGTAACGTACACGTAGTGTATGAATCTGACCCACTGGGCCTGTCATAGGCTGTACGCCTACTAATTCATTTGCAATTACTGTTGGCATGACACGTCTGATAACTGGTAGAATTACTCTGTTTAGAGTAGCTACATTACCTGAAGATGTAGCACCAGCTGTTGCAGCCTCACTTAAATACCTACGAGTATTTTCAAGTGTTGATTGCATAACAGCTTTCTTGTTGCCGCTAAGGCCTTCAAGAAGTGCAGTTTTTGTGTCTTGCCAGCGACTTTCTAATAGTTCTGACATTTTAGTTTCTCCTATATTTGTAATCCAGCTAGACGTTTGATATCAACTACATTGTTATCTGCGTCTGCCTTTGAACTAACGTTATGTTCTTGTCTGTTGCCTGTTATTTGTGTGCCTTCTGCTAAAACTGCCTTCTTCTTAGCTGGAGTGTTACCATCAATTACTGCTGGTAGATACTTGTTAAAAGCATTCTGAAGTTTATCAGTTTGAACGCTTTCCAGTAAGTCTGACATAATTTCTGTTTGATCTTTACCCAAAGGTGCAGTCAAATCATTCATTATTTGTTTTCTTTTTGCTGATTCAATTAATGCCTTCTTTTCAACATTAACAGATTCTGCAATATTTTTTGCCTTTGCAGCTAACGACTTTGCCTCAACAATCTGCTTTTCTTTAGTAGCAATTACTTGCATAAGTTTCGCAGTTTCTGATTTTTCGTTTAGGTAGCTGTTTGCATATTCGCCAGCAAATGCTTCGAATAGTTTACGACCAAAGTCGTTTTTGCGAGCAACTTCAATATCTTCTTTCAGTTGTCCAATCTCTGAATTTAGAGTCTTTCCAACTGTTTCGGATACTAATGCTGCACTTTTTGCTACAAAGTTCTTGCGAACTTCGGCAAATTTGTCTTTAGCTTCACGTACAAGTTTAACCTTGGTTTCTGCTAAGTCTTTTTTGTCTTCGTAGAACTCTGCTATCTCTTTCGATAACGCTTCCACCACAAATTCTTCAAGCTGCGAAAATTTTCCTGCCATTGCTTTCTGATCTTCGTGTAGTTCGGTAACTTCTGTCTTTAAAGACTCCATTACAAAGTTTTTGAGTAGTTTAGCATTTTCACGTTGGGCAACAGCATATTTGGCTTTCGCCTCAGCTAGTTGCTTACGATCTTCTGCAAACTCTTCAAGTTCTGAACTAAGACGCTCTTCTAATAGCTTGTCAATTGACTCGACCATAGTTGATTTATCATGTTCATACTTTTTAGCAAACTCTTCACGCAGTTCAGCAGTGGCAGAGATACGATTTTCTTTAATCTTACTTTCCCATGCTTCTTCAATCTCGCGGCGGACGTCTTCTGAAACAACATCGTTTTCGAATAGTGTTTTTAGTGCATCCAACATTTTATTGTCTCCTGTTATTGGAGTCGACTGATTATGTTAATCAGCGATTCTTTTAAATATTTTTGTGCCTTTGGGTCTTCTTTAGTTGCCTGTGCCATTTGATATGCCTTCATTCCACCGCGAGCATTCATTAAATGTTCGTAGATTGGTGTCGGGTACGCACCAGGGGCGCTTGGCTGTGCCACAACGTCCACGGTGATTATTTCGAAATCAGAAACTTCGTTGCCGCCGTCTTCTGATACATTTCCACTACCACGTGACGAGACCCCTAGTTTAACGCCGCTTTCCAGCATTGTTTTAACTAGGTTACCCATCGGTGTTGGTAGAATTTTTAATTTACCATAACCGTTTGCATCATCCATCCAGCATTCGCTGATCATATGACTTACACGGTCTAAGTTAATGTTAAGGCCTTCAGGATGATCAACTTCTCCGAGAACACTGTATCCTCCAGTAATTTGATCATTGAGAGTTTTGACAGCCCTGCCAATTTCATTCACAGGATACACACGCTGATTAGCGTTGCGTACTCCGCCTTGTATCATGATACCTTTCATGTACAAGTCTTTTCCTTCGTTAGCAGACTCAACAACCATTTTAGCTGCGTCGAATGTCAAATGCTCTCTTAAAAAGTTACTCATTCTTCGTCCTTAATTTATACCGCTTACTTAGCGCGAGTACTTACTTTGTTAAGTGTACTTGTTGCCGCTTTGTCAGCAGTCTCTGGCTTGCCCTTTTTCTCAGCGCCGTGGCCAGGTTGTGCCTTCAATGACTTGGAGGCTTTACCGCCTGGTACATTTACGTTACCAGCCGAATCTTCTTTTGACGATGTGTCGCTTAATGCTGAACCTTTTACAGTTGAACCTGCGCCTGCTTCTGGATCACCAGATACTGCACCTTGGTTTAAGTTGCCTGCTGTTCCGCCCATGTCATTTTTACCAGCTACAGCTGATTTAGTACCGTTAGTACCTGTATCACCCATTGATGCTGTTACTTTTTCGACATACTCACGCATTGTTTCTGTTTCTGATTTATCAGCTTCGTCTACTTCTTCGTCAGTTGCTTCGTCTACTTCTTCGTCAGTTGTTTCAAAAGCCATTGCTTCTTCTTCAGCTTCGTCGTCATCGCCTTCGTCGTCTGCATCCATGTCCATGTCCATGTCGCCTTCGTCGTCTGCAGGTGCTTCGTCGTCACCCATCATCGAATCAAATTCTGCTTTTAAATCTTCTAGAGCATCTTCAAGATCCATTACACGATCTTCTAACTCTTCTTCTCCGCCTACGTCAGCGTGATGATCGTCTGCATCTGGTTCCATGTCGCCCATCATATCGTCTGCTGGATCGCCGCCCATGTCCATTGGATCTGCTTCAACTTCAAATTCGTCTAAGTCAAAGTTTTCTTCTAAGTCTTCATCTGACTCATCTACTTCTTCGTCAGTAGCTTCATCAACTTCTTCATCTGACTCATCTACTTCTTCGTCAGTAGCTTCATCAACTTCTTCGTCGTCTAGATCTGTCTCTAGTAAGTTTTCATATATTTCACGTGATTTCTCAACCACAATCTCATGGAAAAGCTCTTCAGCACCATCTTTGTCTTCGTTGACAAGGCGCTCAAGCATTTCTTCAAATTTGTTTAGATCTGCCATTTTTTTTCTCCTGTTAAATGTTTACCTATGGTAAGGCTGTCAGTTGTATTTAACATATAGGGAAAATATACGTGGATAATAGGCTCAAAACGAACCTTTTTGGTTAGTATTAGAGAATGTTGAACATTTTTTTAAAATCTTCAACTAATATATGCTCTAAATTGTTAAAACTATTTAGTTCTTCGGGCACATAATTCTCTTGTGTTATAACTCGATAAAACTTAATATCTTTATTTTCTTTTATACATTGCTTAGTTTGTTTAAGCCAATTACCGTAATATGTTGCAGGATCTGTTGTTTTCTTATAATTTGGTGTACCTGCATACATATTATTAACACTTTTTCCTAAATTTAAACCTTTGTAATCAAACCCAAGTATAAAGATATTTTTTGGTTTATGTGTAGTTGCTAAATGTAATGCTGTTGGGCCACTGCTCCATCCTTTGCTCGGTGTGAAGAAGTTTAAATTTTTAATATTACGATAAGCTCTATTTGGATTTGTCCAAACGTTAGGATGATTAGTTAGATGTTTTTTTCTATCTAATTCTAGAATCATTTTTACATCAACACATATCAAGTAGTCTGGATCAAACTCTCGATACAATGCATTACATCCATATATTTTTCCAAATTCTTTAATTTGATGTAAGTCTATATCTTTACGTGATGTTCCGTTACCTAGAACAAATGCATATGACTTATTGGTATGTTCGTTAGGCTTAGTTACTTGCTCTTGAATGTGCTTAACAGATTTAATCCGTTTGCGTTCTGCAAGTAATTGTTTTATTTGTGGTTTAGTGTATTTAGATTTATCTAATTTTGCCATTGCACATTACTATCATCTTTCTAAAGAGCTGCCGACGCATCAGCTTGTGCTGATAATCCGTACATTTGCCTAACAAACTCTAATTCCTTAGCTTGCTCTTTAGTATGTACATCTGCTGATTTTCTTGCTCTATTAATCTGACGTAATGTTAATCTTGTTTTTCTACTGTCCGAACGCTTAACCACAGAGTCGTCATGCTGAGGTTCATAACTATTATCCTCAGTTGGTTCAAGTGTTTCTTTGTCGTAGTAAAAAAGTTCTCTTAGTATCATGTATCTATTTATCTTTATACTGTTTGATCTGTAGCAGGTGGAGCAGTTCCGCCACCGATGTCTTGTCCTGTTGTAGTTTCTGGCGGTGTTGCTTCGTCGCCTAATGTTGGATCTGTTGTGTCAGGTGCAATATCTTCAGCGCCGTCAAGATCTGATGATATACCCGATGAACTAATTCCTGCACTACGCATTTCACCTGCACTATCGGTATTTTGTGCTCCAAGAGTTTCGTCGTTTTCTTCACGCCACATACGTTCATTTTCTGCAATTTCTTCAGCACTCATTCCTAAGAAACGTTTCATTGCAAAGCGATTTGACAAATACGGTATGGCACTCATTTGTGTAAATGTTGGTACACGAGCATTGTCAAGTTCTGATTGTCTATATGCAGCAAAGTTTTGCGGTGCTTGGAAGTCTAAGTCAAACATTGATACATCAATGTTAACTCCTTGTTCTAACAAATAACGTTTAAAGTCTTGATTAAATTGTTCAACTATTAACCCTTGTAGTCTTTCACAATAATTATTAAATCTTAATTCTTGTATGTAAGCAGTTCCAACTCGTCCATCTTGGAAAGAGCTTGCTCCGTCATCAGCACCCGTAGGCAAATAGCTGGAAGGTATTCGTAAACCGCGTACGAGCTTATTAGTAAAATATCTAAGGTCATCAATTTCTCCTAGGTTAGTACCACCTGGTAGTGTATCAACTTTAGATCCACGTCCTTCAGCAGTTTGTGGAAAGAAGTAATCTTCGTTAATTGACAGAGGATTGTATGAACTGTCTACGACATTTGATCCTCCTCCAGTCGACGATGGGATACGTCTTTGATGTATTTCCGTTTTAACACGTTCCACAAATTGCATAGCAAGGTGTGATGGCATGTTGCCCACATCAACGTAGAATACTCTGCGCTCCGGCGCACGTTGTACTCGATAGATAATAATAGCATCTTCAAGTAATTCTTTTTGTTTGTATACTTTAAATATACTTTCTAATAAACTGTTACCAAAAGGATAGTTTTGATCTAACCCTTCAGACAGGCTAAGGTGAACTACATGCTGTGCATCAATTGCAACTTCGCCTTCTTCGATTTGATATCTGCTTCCAGCTTGTTGCGGTGAATTACCAACCATTCCTCTACCGCCGCCAGTAAAGTAACCTGCATTAGGTGCTGTACCGCCTGTAACATTTCCAGTAGTTTCAAATGGAGTTGTAGCAACCATTTCTCTAAAATTTAAATTTACATCTTTAATAATATATTGTTCAGGACGCTTGCCTTCTGATTCGTTAACAATAATACGTGTAAGTTTTGCAGGATCAACATGAAACCATTTTTTAGTTTCTGGATCTCTTAAAAATATTGCATCTCCGTATTTGAATACATTACGGAATATTCTAAACATACGTGTTTCAAACTTTTGTGTTTTACACCATTGCTTTAAATACTGTCCTAATATAGTTACTTCTGAATTTGTTGCTTTTTTAAAAAAGTTAAATTTAAAGTTAGTACTATTTTCGTCATTTGTTTGTGTACAAAACTCAGCAAGGATATCAAGTGCAGCATTAACTTCACTATCATTGTCCATAGTGTTGTATTGTCCGTAGCGTTCAACTCTATTCGGTGAACCTACATACACATCAGGCAAGTAACTTGAATAGTTTGTTCTTGCCGGGCCCGGTTTTGAATTTGCAGCAGTTCCACTTAAAGGACTGTATGCTCCGTTAGTTGAATTCATTGAATCAACTGGTGTAAAATATTTTTTCCAACTCAATTTACATGCTCCTTAGCATATCGCCATCTAGACCACTAATGCCTTTTCTGACTTTATTACTCATTTCCACGTTCTGTGTACTTACAGAAACTAATTGCTCAAGTTTCGGAACAAGTGTGCTTTTCATTGCTTCTTCAAGCGGTGCTTTAATTTGCCTTGTTAAGTTGTTCATCATTTCTTCAATATTAGTTTCATTTTGTATTTGCTCTGGCTGTTGTACTTGTGCCGGGATTGTTCTTATTGTATTTAACATTCCTTGAAGGGTTGTTGAGGTGTTCCTGGACTCGTTCATTGCTGAACTCATACCTTGCACAGCGCCTAGTGCTGATTGTGAAACTATTGCTTGCATTTGATCAGGAGTAACTACTGCTTCTAAACCATGCAATTTTGCTAGTGTTTCGCTTCCAAAATTTTGAAATAACTTTCCTTCTTGCCCCATAGTACCTGTGCTATATGCCGGAACGTTGATATTTTGTATTGAGTCTACTAGACTTTGTACCTCTTCTGGACTTAAAGTTCTATGTATACTAGGATTAGTATCAATAATAATTCTATTTATAGCACTAGTTAGTTGTCTAATACTTTCTCTTGCATCGTCATCATTGGCATCAGCAGCTAATCTGTTAATGTTTTGTTCTAAAGATGATACTATTCGTTGTACCTTTGCAGTTGCTTCTGGATTCTCTTCATCAGATAATGCAGTTGCTCTTCGATTTAGAGCGTCTATTGCTTGTTGGGCTTGCTGCATTACAACATTTGCTCCTGCTCGAGGACTATTAGCATCTCCTAATATTTCTCTTAGTACGCCGTCTATTCCTTCATTATATATATTTGCTAAACTTAGTTTAGTATCAATATACGCTTGAAATTTATCAATTCCTGTTTCAAGTGTAGAGAACATTCCGTTAACAACATCTTCTTGCATTTCCATTGCAAGCGACTGTACTGTTCGCATACTTCCTAAATACGCATCAAGAATTCCTTCACTGCCTTTTTCTTGAGCTATTATATTTTCGTCAATCATTTTTTGTTGAGCTTCGGCCATTTGATCGCCAGTAACTTGGTCAAAGTCAACATTGAACATGTTAGCTGCAAATTCTCGAATAGCATCGCCACCTACTGCAATTCCACTATTGAGTTGAGTTACTATATCCATTGATGCACCAGTAATCTCTGTTGCACCTCCGAGCATTGCCTGTCTAATTAAAAACTGGTTCTGCCTTAGCATCTTTGCTTCGCCGATTGCATTATCCATTAATATTTGTGCTCTAGTCTCGTCACCGGCTAAAAATGCGTCTCTTGCTGCAAGTAATGATTCTCGTAATTCAGGTGCGGCAGCATTTAATGCCATCATCGCAGGATCATTAGGATTTGGAAAGCCTCTAGTAATTAAATCTGTTGCAAAATCTTTTACTACAGGAGCTACTTCATTTAATTCTTGTAAACCATTTCTAAGTTCGTCTTTTACACTTGTATCAAGACCTGCACTAAATGCAAATATATTACCCTGTCTTGATATTTCTGCTGCTTCTTGTTCAAGTTGTTTAATCTGTTTACCAGTTAATCGTGCTAGTTCATCCATCGTTTTAGCAAAGTCTGTTGAAGCTCGATTGCGTTCAAAGCCGGACCGGCGATCTCGTATACCGCTTATTGCTTGTATTTGATCATAAGCTAAAAATGAATCAGCTATAGTTTCTGATGTGTATCCTAGTCTTTCAAGTTGTACTCTTAAAGGATTAAACGTGCCATTTACTTCTGCATTAAATATAGTTTGACTAGCTAAAAACTGATTTACTCCGTTTTGAGCAATGCCGCCTATAGCTGCAAATGCTCCGCTTGACTCTGATACCATTCTAGATAACTGTTCGAGTTGTATGTTTGCTCGACCAGTAGTAAGTATCATCTCGTCTATTTCGTTGTTAAAGTTAACACCAGAACGTGTTAATCCTTGCCATACACTGATGTAACCTTCAGCAAATTTCATTGACTGTGCTACTTTACCGTCTAGTCCAGGTATCTTATCAAGTATTTCTCCAAAACTTTGAGGAGCACCTTTTACTAATGCACCGACAATACCGCCAAGACTATCTAGTGCGCTATTAACTCTACTTAATGCACCGCTGTTTAAGTTTAATTGATCGGTATTATTATTTTGTGCGTCTTCAGACATTCAATATCGTTCCCTTGGTAATTTTCAAGATATAAATAATTATATAATATATTTATCCTAAGGATTATATACATGGAAAACTTTACAAGCCCGTTACAAAAGTACAAAAGGCAACCGAAGCTAGTTATTGATTTGCCTAGCAAAGGTGCTTGGTATAACGAAAAAATAATAGATAAGTCTGAAGAACTTGAAGTCTTCAGTATGACTGCTAGTGACGAAATTGTTGTTAAAACACCTGATGCATTAATTACAGGAAATGCTGTAGTTAATATAATTCAAAACTGTATTCCTTCGATTAAGAATGCATGGCATATTAACTCTCAAGATCTTGACTACATTTTAGCTGCTATAAGAATTGCATCTTATGGAGACAACATGACAGTATCACATGCTTGTTCAAAATGTGGGAATGAGGACAAATTTGGATTGCCGTTACAAACACTGTTAGATCATTTATCAACAACAGATCCTGTGTACAGTGTACAAGTTAACGATTTTACAATACGTTTAAGACCATTAACTTACAAAGAAATGATTGAGAATCAATTGTATACTATGAAGGTTAGACGAGAACTAATCCAAATGAACAATTCAGTTAATGATGCTGAAGCTAAAGATAAGTTGTTAAATGATATTTACGGCAGAATTAACAAACAAACAGAAAAAATTATATGCGATGGTATTGTAGATATAACTACACCTGAAGGTGAAACAGAAACTAACCTATTGTTTATTAAAGATTTTATTTTAAATAATGAAGGCATATATTTTGAAGCTGTACAAAAAACGTATGCTAATAACAATCAACTTCTGTCAGTTCCAAAGACAGATGTAGCCTGTAGTGAATGTGAAAATACTGATAGCATTGCACCAATGTTGGACTATACAAGTTTTTTCTTGAAACAATAATCCCACTCTCGGATCCTGACATACAGGATCTATCTTCAAAATTTGAAAACGAAGTTAAGCGTATCAAACACGAAATTTACAAACTTTCTTGGTACATGAGAGGCGGAGTTGATTCTTACATCTTACTAAATCATACAGACTTAGAAGATTTAGATATTCTAAATGGTATTGTAAAAGAAAATATTGAACTTACTAAAAGTTCTAAGATGCCACTTATCTAGTTGTTAGTTACTCGACAACGGATTAGGAACTACGCCAGTTGGGTTAGCTTTTGGCACAGTTTCTGGAGCAGTATCATTTCCATTATCAGAGGAATCAGCAGGATCATCAAATAACCCTCGCATATCATCTTGCACAGATTGTGGAAGAAGTTTAATTTCGTCTTCGTTACCTTGGAATAAAGATGTAGCAAGATTAGGATCACTTAACTTAATACGGCTCATAAGATCAACTTCAGTTGCTTGTGCTTCAGGATTGTCAAATATTTCTTCAGCAGTCCAATTCCATGCACTTTCCAAAGCGGCGTTAAAATGAGACATAGTTTTAAATCCCATCTCACTAACATATTTTCCAATATCATGTTGAATAGCGGCAATCATCCATTCTCTAACTGTTGCACTGCTCATTATTAGATATGTTAGCCCAGCCATACCAGCTTCAACTATTACTAATTGCAAAGCATTCTTTGCAAGCATAATAAAAAATCCACCACCTGTAACAACACTAGCACCTTGTTGAACAGCCATAGTTGTCCAGTTCCACGCTCGTATTATTGTTTTTATTGGTCTTAACACTGCTGGCACGCCTGCAAATACAGCTCTTGCAATGTCAGGACCTGCTGTGATAGCAAACCACATACCTAACAAACGTTGTGATGCTGTTTCATAATCATTAGCTAATTTTTGAATTTCTGCATCACTTATTCCTTCTCTATCCATTGCTTGTAAAGTTGCTTCGTTTAGATCTAACAAGTGTCCTCTAAGTGCTAACCATCCACCAGCTTGAACACCAATGCTAAGTGTATAGCCAGGTAAAATTGTACGTGCTGTTTTTGCTGTTAGTCCTTGAAGGAAAGTTTTGTTTTGTCTAACGGCTGTTTTAGGATCGTCACCGAGATTAAACAGTGTAGCTTTAGCATCTCTACCTGCTTGAGCTCGACGAGCTGCGGCCTGTTGAGTAAATGCTTGTATTTCAGCTCTAGTATAAGTGTGTCCGCCAAATTGTATTGTTCCGGTTCTATTAAGTCTACGCTGATCTCCTTTACTCAGATCATCTAATTCAAGAGGTGGTTTTTGAGCTGCTGGTGCTGCAGGTGTTGTACTTGTATCTGCTGCAGGTGTTGTAGTTGTTCCAGTTCTTAAGTTACCTCCACCATCAAAGTTTAGACGCGGTAAGCCTTTAGCCTCTCTAGCGGCATTGACAAATGCTCCGCGATAACTTTTAGGTATAGGTTGATTTAATCTAATATCAGGATATTGAGAATTTGTATTTTGTGCAATGAATGATGCTCCGCGCCATTCTGCTCGAATACCATTCCATAATGCTCTATCACCAGCATCTAATTCAAACGCCAATACATTTTCGTTTATTATTTGATGAATTGCTACCATACGACTATATCCTTAAATTCTTATACAGTTATTTATGTCTCAACTTCGTTGATCCAAGTTTTTCGTTAACACTCAAACTAAACACTTCGTTTGTTGATAGAAGTAAATGAATATAAAGATATAAATGCATTATTACGAATGTAATAATGTTTAAGTTTCATGTAGATTGTTTCAGTCAGACGGAACCTGTTACGGTCCCATCTAATCTCAAAATGCGCTTCATGTGAGTCTGCACCAGCCGAGACA